CTCGTAAGCAATATAGGGAACAAGCGAATCATCCAGTTCCGACTGGGTACGATTTCTTTTACTGTATAAGGAGACCTCGTTTATTAAGCAATCGTCTAATCTTTGATCAATGTCACCGACACACGAAAGCATGAGCCATATAGTGTATTCATCATAGTCATCATAATGATAATCGCCTTCATTGACGATAAACTCAACAGACAGTGCAACGTCAAAACCGACCTCACTCCCCGGCCGGTCGATTGCCCATACATGTTCAACTCGCACATTTTGTATCTCGAGTTCACCCGCACGATGTACGTTGCGTAATTCGACACCTAAGCTCTCTAAATCATCAGAGTGTTCGTCTACGAACTCCTCTGCAATTGACCAAAACTTATCGTCAAACTTCTTTGACACATATTCCTTAAAAGAGTGTACCGCTGCCACCTCAACTCCTATTAATTTCCCATCTCGTCAGCTAACGACCGTGATATCCATCTCAATTAGAATATTAAATTCAGTCTATTAGAAGTTTAAAATTTATCTTCCAACCTCACCCATTCAGGTGAACTCATATCCTCAGAATACTCCGTATTGTTGATGAAAAGCTTGTGATTCCTATCTCGAACAAAGCCCCAGTGGATATTTTCTTTTTCAGCGTACTCCTTAAAAGCAATGAATTTATTTTCTATGTTGCGATCAATATTCTTGCTCTTGCCCTGAACTTCACCGCCCTTCGTCTCGATAATCCAAACGTCACCATTTTCCTTTTGGATTATATAGTCGGGATAGAACAGATACTCCTTGCTGATATTCGTGCCATAAACAATAGATAGATACTGCTGACCGGTATCACCGTTTTTATAAAACCATTCAACGTCATCTCGACCTTCAAGCTCATATTCAAAAAGCTGCTCACAAGTTGACCTTAAGGCATCTGTCGTCATTGAAGTGTCGTACCCTTGATAAGCATTCTTCTCATATACCTGTACATCCGGCTCGTAAGGTTGATAGCGATAGAAGTCCTCAAGTGGCAGTTTGAAGGGTTCTCTCTTTTTTTCTAGATACTGCATTTGTCGTAGATTCGGAAGTGTAGCCACCTCAGTAAAATCTTCTCGCAGCTTGTAGGTATTATTGATCATGAAGGCATACCACTCACGGTTGGAAAGAGCTATTAGCTTTTTATTGGAGCGGATCATTTTGTGAAAGAGATGTTGTAAGATGGCTCTCGTCTTATTGGAAGGTAAGCCGATAACCTTCTTCACCATGTCTACAGCATGTAAACAGTCTATTCCGTGGTCATGCGTGCTCACCTCATATGAAATCTCTAAATGCTGACCCTGTCGTTCATCCGTGATGTCATGTAAGCGTTGAAACTTTCCGCTACGATACCGGGAAAAGATTTTTGTACCAAAGATATAGCCGTACGCTTCTAGCCTGTTTTTATTTTCAGCCTTGTCGGTAGTCAGCTTGTACTTTTCGATAAAATAGTCATAGATTTTGTCTCTAGCTTCTCTTTCATTAACGTACTCATAGTCTTGGTTTCTGACTTCTTTTACAAGGGTGAAATCTCGGCAGTTTTCTTTTAGGAAAAGGCGGCGCACCTCATAGGCATTCCCTGACTGCATGGCTACTTCTTTATATTTCTCATCAAAAGTGTATAAGAAACAGAAATCTAATCTGTCGTCACCATAGTGCTTTGCTTGTGGCATACGACGTAAACGACCGAGAGTTTGAATCTCAAAGGTCTCGGTCATATTTTCTCTCAACTTTACGAGTACCTTTGCTCGTGGACAATCCCATCCCGTTGAAATCGCTTGTTTCATGAGAAGAAAGGCAGCAGGATTGTTGTGTTCGGTAACATTTTCTGTATTAATTTTTTCGTCGCTCATCCATTTACTGACCAAGCCGTTATTATAGGTGTAGCCCATGTCTTCCAGACAAGATTCAACATATTCAATGAGTCGGTCACTCATATCAGGGAATTGCACAATCACAAGCGGATTTATCTTTTCTCCCTGTTCACCATAGGCCGCTTTAATTTCTTTGCGTTTATCATCCGCCATTTGCAAGAGGAAGAGAGCCTCACTATCCAGATCATCCATCTCGGATATGTCTACCCCCTCATTAATATAAAGAGCACGGGTAATGAGGCCGGAGGCGATGACCTCTTCTTCCGGAATTTCATAAAACTCCGCTGTCGAGATCTTCTTAGTTGTAGCGGAGACTCGAATCTCATGCTCTGACGACAAGGCACTTAGGATATCATTGGCCTTAGATGTATTGTTGAGGTGTTCCTCATCAATAATCACGGTAAAGAAAATCCCGCTCCTATGGGCATCTGTAATGCGCTCAAAGAGGTTTTTCCGCTCACCCTCTTTTAAGGCGGTGTTGCCACTTTTTGTTATCATTTCCCAGTTAATAAAATAAGTCGAGCCGGGAGAAAAGCCCTGTAGGAGGACATCATGAACATTGCCGGTTTTTGCGTGAGGAAAAAGAGCGCGCATTTTCTCTTCCGATTGTTCTTCTAAATTCCCCTTACCCGGAGTGAGCCAGACAAAAACCCGCTCGGCATTGACATTCCCAAGATAGGTGTCAATGTAGGAAAGCAAAATAACTGTCTTTCCGCTACCAGTCGGACTCTTTAGGATTATTTTGTGCTTCGTGCCCGGATCCGTTGTGGCATCGAGTAAATAGTTAACAGCATCAGATTGAAAATCAAATAAAGTAATTTCACTAATCATAATTCATTGGCCTCCCTAAGCTCATTGAGAAAATAGTAGTCGGGGATGTGGACGACTTTCACTTGTTTTGCTTCAAGCTCATTTTCTACTTCTCGAGAGAGAAGGATATAGGACGGGATGTAGATTGTTGCACCCTTGCTTACTCCTTGCTCATACCAAGTTTGTAAATCATCCTCGCGCAAAAAGATAAAACGATTCACACCATCAATTTCACACATATTCTCTAGCTCGACCATTTCCTTGATGTGCGATAAAAGGCGGTCAGATAAGATATCTTCTTCGCTCGACAGCTTTGGAATGAAGTCCGTTTTGTAATATTTGAGATTATGAGGTAGTTCTTCCTGAATATTTGTAAGTCGCTTGTAAGTCACCTCTTCACAGATATTATTTTCATTATTAGTACATAAGATATATTTTCGTTTACCAACGTCCTCTTGATTAAGAGCTACAACAGTGTGCCCGGTTGTGCCCGAACCCGCAAAGAAATCTAGCACAGTAATATCATTATCATTAGCCTCTCTAACTGAATGAATTAATTGTTTTATTAAGCGAATAGGCTTTTTTCCCTTTTTAAATGATACCCCGCCCTCTTTCGCCAGATTTCCACCATCAGATTGAAATCCTTTCCAAAGATTCCCTCTGACGCTACGTTCCCCAAAACTGTTGAAATAATCATCAGTCGGTCCTATTCTATCCCAATATACAAATAACCCCTTTACAACATTATTTTTATCAACTATGTATGGTTTATTGTCATGAACAATCAGGCTATTCACGGGTTTCCCGGACGTGACCTCTTTGGGAAGATCCCCAACACTGTCCGATTTTCTAAATATCCTCTTTGCTATGTCTTCAGAATAGAGCCAGTTTCTTACTTTCTCACTGGAATAGATAACTTTCTCCAAATTTTTAAGAGAGACTCTAAGATTAAGGGCTTTAAAAACTTCTTTAATAAATTCTGTGTTTTTTAAGACTTCCAGTAACGAAATAATAGTTTTTTGCGAATCATCGTAAAAAAGAGAATAGTGTGTATCATAGCCCGGTATATAATCGAATTTAGGTTGTTTCATAATTAGCGTATCTTTACTTTTGGTGTACCCCAAAACAAATTCCGCAGTTTTAACTACACTTCCTTTCATTGCTGGAATTCTACGAGGACCTCCTATAATTGATGTTTCCACATGAAGGTCAGCGACCATCGAGTCTTCACCAAAAATTTCATCCATGAGTAGTTTCAATTGAAACCCTTCATTTTTGTCTATGCTTACAAAAATAATTCCATCCTCAGAAAGAAGTTCATTAGCTAATTTAAGCCTCCTATTCATAAAAGATAGCCATTTTGAATGTCGGTAGCCATCATCTAAATCAACAAAATTATCGTCATATTTAAAATCCTTGTTACCAGTATTGTAAGGCGGATCTATGTAGATGATATCTATCTTTCCTTTGTGTGTTTTTTCCAAAAGCTTTAACGAATGAAGATTGTCACCTTCAATGAGGAAATTAAACGGCTGATCAGGATCAGCAACAATCTTTCGCGCCTCATCTTCTATAAAAACGGGGATGTTATCCTCTAACATCTGATCAACTTGTTCGGTATGTTCTTCCCAGACTAGACCGTACTTTTTCTCAGTCAGGGCAGCTTCTATCTCGTTCAGGGCACGAATGCTCTCATCATCATTGTGAACCTGTTTTAACTCAGCAAGATAGGCGAGCATAGCAGCACGCTTCTTTTGCGAAATGTTACTCATCTCTACCTCCATCATCCAAATACAAAAGCTCGCCCACTTCACAATTGAAGAGTTGGCAGAGCTTCAAAATCGTATCAAAGTCAATTCTAGTCGACTTTTCGTTATAGAGCTTAGAAATCGTCATCCGGGACAGACCGGTCTTTTCATGCACATCTTGAATCTGATATTTCTCTCGTCCCATAAGCGTCGAGAGTCTACAACGCACCTGCATGGCGAGCCTCCTTGATTTTTCTTTCCATTATACCTGAATTAAGCCATTAATCATAATCAAATTGACTATCTTTGTATCTATTTTGTCCGNCCGTTCAAAACTCCATCATCTCCTGCCTAGAAAGTGAGAACTTTTGAAAGGCGGGTAACTATGACTGAGCGTGAACAGAACATCATCATAACAAGGCGTGAAAAAGGTGACTCGATAGCAAGCATCGCTAAAGACCTTGGGCTTAACGTCAACACGGTTAAATCTTTCTGTCGTCGGCAAAAAATCAATCTGAACAAATCAAATGAGGAAGCTTGTCTCCAATGTGGGGCAAGGCTTCCCGGCTACGAGAACGGCCGTCCTAGAAGATTTTGTTCGGATAAGTGCCGTCAGGCTTATTGGAATGCCCACCCTAAGCGATATCAAACAGACCACCTTTGCCCTGCCTGTGGGCAAGTTTTCAAGGCACGAAGTTCAAGAAAGTACTGCTCCCATCCCTGCTACATCAAAGACAGGTTCGGTGATTTCAGATGACAGCANAACTATGGAAAAGAGAGTCGGATTATCAACTGGCGAGGGCGATTTTGAGGGGCTTATTTGAAAAAGGATTGCTGACGGAGGAAGAACTCGAAGCCTCCTTAATGCACATAAAAGAGCAGCTAAAACCTCCCATTTCCGGCCTTGCTATATAAGGTGTATAGAGCAAATATGTGACACGGAAAGGGGATTCAAATGAAAATTACAAAGATACCAAGCAGAAGACCCGATACGATTATCAGAAAAAAAGTCGCAGCTTACGCTAGGGTCTCCACCGCAAGTGACGCCCAGCTTCATTCCCTCGGCGCTCAGATTGATTTTTACAAGAAGCAAATCATGTCCCGCCCTGACTGGGAGTTCGCCGGCGTTTTTATCGATGACGGCGTGACCGGAACTAAAAGCAAGCGTGAGGGATTAGATGAACTTTTGACCGCCTGCAGAGACGGTAAGATTGACCTCATCATTACAAAGTCGATATCGCGCTTTGCCAGAAACACGGTTNACCTCTTAAACATCGTGCGAGACCTCAAAGAATCAAAAATCGCCGTATACTTCGAGCGAGAAAAAATCAACACGCTGAACGCCGAGGGGGAACTTCTCTTAACCCTCCTCGCTTCTTTCGCCCAAGAAGAATCAAGATCTGCTTCAAACAACATGAAGTGGTCCATTCGCAAGGGCTATGCGGAAGGGTCGTTGAAGCAAGTTCGAAGATGCTACGGCTATTTGGTAGAGCTGGGCGAGGTCACGATCGTCCCCGAGGAAGCAAAAGTGGTAAAAGAAGTCTTCGAGCGTTATGAATTAGGCGAGCTGCCCTCCTCTATTGCTAAAGACCTAAACCGCCGCAAGATTTATACCCTTCAGGGAGCAAAGTGGTCGGTCAATCGGCTGAACGTTCTGACGGCGAATATTTTCTATACGGGCAACACCCTCCTACAAAAGCTCTTTGTTCCAAACCACCTTGATAAAAAGCAGATCAAGAATCGTGGCGAACTGCCACAATACTTTATTGAGAATAGCCATGAGCCAATCATCTCGATGGAGCTTTTTGAAGCCGTCCGGGAAGTGAAGGCGAAAAGGACGTACAAGAAACGACCGGATACCAAGCATGCCTTTTCAGGAAAACTCATCTGCGGCGTGTGCGGAGCAAACCTAAATCGCAAGTACGACCGAGGTAATCATAAGTGGCAGTGCCGTACCTACAGGAAAAGCGGTGTGGCGGCCTGTCCGTCAAAACAAGTGCCTGAGAATACCTTAGAAGTATCTGCCGCCGAGGCACTGGGTCTTCCCTCATTTGATGAAATGAACTTCTTAGAAAAGATTGATGAGGTGATCGTCCATAACGGCAATAAGCTCATCTTCCGTTTTAAAGACGGAAGCAAAAAGGACATTTACTGGGAAGACCGGTCGAGGTCGGAATCTTGGACAAAGGAGATGAGAGCGGCAGCAGGAAGAAAGACGAAGGAGCGTTATGGAAACTAGAATAAGAGTAATACCTGCAAAGAAAAGAGCCCAGGACGGCTTTTTAGCGAAGAGTAAGAACAAAAGAAGAAAGGTTGCCGCCTATGCCCGTGTTTCAACGGATATGGACGAGCAGCTGAACAGCTATGAAGCTCAGATTAGCTACTACACGAAACACATCAAGAGCAATCCAGAGTGGGATTTTGTGAAGGTCTATACCGATGAGGGTATCTCCGGCCTGATGACTAAAAAGCGTGAGGGCTTTCAGGAAATGATCGCCGATGCCTTAGCAGGTAAAATCGACTTAATCCTGACCAAATCAGTATCCCGTTTTGCTAGGAATACGGTCGACACCTTAACCCACGTCCGCCAGTTAAAGGATAAGGGCGTTGAGGTGTTCTTTGAAAAGGAAAACATCTACACAATGGATTCCAAGGGAGAACTCCTCATCACCATCATGAGTTCGCTCGCCCAGGAAGAAAGCCGGTCCCTCTCAGAGAATGTCACGTGGGGGCAAAGAAAACGCTTTTCTGACGGCAAGGTCACGATGCCTTATCGGAGCTTTCTTGGCTACAAGAAAGGAAAGGACGGGCGCCCGGAAGTTGTGCCGGAAGAAGCAAAAATTGTCCGCCGTATCTACCGTGAGTTCCTGCTCGGTATGACCTTTAATGGAATTGCTAGGGGGCTAGAAACAGACGGCATCAAATCGCCCAGAGGCAAAGACAAATGGAGCATCACGACCATCAAGAGCATCTTGCAGAATGAGAAATATAAGGGTGACGCTCTATTACAGAAACGCTTCACGGTGGACTTTCTAACCAAGAAGCAAAAAGTGAACGAGGGAGAGGTTCCTCAGTACTATGTTGAAAACAGCCATGAAGGCATCGTCAGTGATGAGGTTTTCGAAATGGCACAGCACGAGATGGAACGCCGAGAGAAAATGAAGGTTAACGGNTCTTCTAAGAATTTCTTTTCCGGGCGGATCATTTGTGGTTGCTGCGGAGAACCCTATACCAGAAAGGTCTGGCACTCNACCACGAAATACCGCCGCTACATCTGGCAATGCGGTAAAAAGTATGAAGGCGAAGAACCCTGCTCCACTCCCCACTTTACCGAGGACGAGATCATCGTTGCCTTTGAAGAAGTGGTTAGAGAGCTGGTAGCAAGCAAAGAAGATATCATCACCCTTTGCCGAGATGCTCTGATTAAGGTTCTCGACACTAATAATGATAAGGAAAAAGCTAAGAAGCTTGAAATCGAGCTAGACCAGGATTACTTGGAGCTTGGCCAACAACTCAGAGCCATCGGCAAGACTGAACTTGGCGAAAATGAAGACTACGAGAATGCCCTCGCAGCTTACGAGGCAAAGAATCAAAGTTTGATAGATCTAAAAGAATGGATCGCCGACAAGGATAAAAGGCGTTTTGATGTTCTGCAATTCGCCGACAGGCTTGAAGATATCACGGACATCAAGTTCAGTGAGGAACTGTGGTGCAGCTTGATTGACCACGTCAGTGTTCCGAAGGCTGATGAGAACTTTCTCTACTTCCATCTGCGAAACGGTGAAGAAAAAGAAATCACGCTAGACTAAGAATAAGTTCATACCGCTCGCCTTCTACTCCCCTTATCATCAGGGGATTTT